TGGTCATCCGAAGGCTCGATTTTTCTTTAGCGCCAAAAGTGTCAACCGGTTGACAAAAGCTAGGCTAGGCTTGGCCGCAAATGTCAACCATATGGCTGAGTTAGTAAGTGCATCAAAGTTCGCGGCTGCAGCAGGATGCAGTCGCCAAGCGGTTTCTAAGGCAATTCAGCAAGGACGTTTAGATGGGGCTTTAGTTGACACAGGAAGTGTCAACCCGAAGATCGATTTAGCGAAGGCTCTTGAGATCTGGGGCAGCACGGTGAGGCCAAGTGCTGCACAGATCCCTGCGAAGCCAAAGAAGGAAACGCCAAAGCTTGAGGCTGCGCAGAAAGAGGTGCGCAAGCAAGTCACTTATGTGGCTGAGGAGGATGTGCCGGACTTTTACACAAGCCGAGCACGCAAAGAGCACTACAACGCCGAGATTGCGAAGATCACGGCGGCGACTCAGATGGAGGAGCTGGTTTCCGCTGCTGATGTGCGGAAGGAAAGCTTTGCCATGGCCCGTGCTGTGCGTGAGGCGTTGACAAATCTGGCTGATCGTTTGGCGAATGAACTTGCGGGAGAGACTGACCCAGCGAGGGTGCATCAGCTGCTGACGCAAGAGCACCGGCAATGTTTGATGGAATTGGCTGATGCCTAATGCGTGGCGCAAGGGATTCCTTGATGGCTTGAGGCCAGAAGATCCCCTGACTGTTTCTGAGTGGGCTGACGAGTATCGAAAGCTGAGCAGCAAAGCGAGTGCTGAGCCTGGGCCGTGGCGAACCAATCGGACGCCTTACCTGCGCGAACCGATGGACTGTCTGTCAAATGACAGCCCTGTTCAACGCGTGGTGATGATGTTTTCAGCGCAGTCAGGGAAGACTGAGGCGGGCAGCAACTTTTTGGCGTATGTGATCGACCATGCGCCTGGGCCGATGTTGTGTGTCCAGCCAACAATTGAGATGGCCAAGCGTCTGTCAAAACAGAGGCTTGAGAGCATGATTCAAGACACGCCGAGGCTGTCGCAAAAGATTGCGCCATCTCGGTCTAGGGACAGTGGCAACACGATGTTTGCCAAAGAGTTTCCTGGCGGAATCATGCTGTTGACCGGGGCCAATAGCGCAACAGGTTTGCGGTCTGCTCCGTGTCGCTATCTGTTTATGGATGAGATCGACGCGATGCAGGAGATCCAAGGCGAGGGCGACCCTGTGAGCCTGGCAGAGCGCAGAACGACAACGTTTGCGCGGCGAAAGATTTTGCTGACTTCTACGCCGACAGTGAAGGATTTCAGCCGGATCGAGTCTGAGTTTCTCAAGTCAGATATGCGTTATTACTACGTCCCTTGTCCCTCGTGCGGCGCGTTTCAGCACCTGCAGTGGCCGCGACTGAAGTGGAAAAAGGATCAACCGGAGACTGCTGAATATGAGTGTGAGCACTGCAAGGAACGCTTTGGCGAGCATCACAAGACGCGAATGCTGCCAGCAGGGGAGTGGCGCAACCATGCGCCGTTCGATGGCAAGACTGCAGGCTTCCAGCTGAATGGTCTTTACAGCCCGTTGGGTTGGGCTAGCTGGGGGCAGCTGGCTGATGACTTTTTGCGTGCGAAGAACGACCCAGCGGCGCTGCGCACGTTTGTGAACACGAGGTTGGCCGAGACCTTTAGCGAGGACTATGCGGCACAGGTCAATGCTGACGGGTTGATGGCGAAGCGCCTGGAGTACAAGCCAGGCACCTGTCCTGATGGCGTTGTGTTGTTGACGGCTGGCGTTGACTGTCAGGACGATCGCCTAGAGGTGTCGGTCTGGGGCTGGGGAGAAGGTGAGACCGCGTGGCTGATTTGGCACCAAAAGCTGATGGGAGACCCGACAGCGGCCGACGTATGGGCTCAGCTGGATCAGGTGCTGAAAACTGAGTGGGACACAGAGCTAGGCAAACACCTGACGATTTCTCAAGTTGCTTGTGACTCAGGTGGTCACGCAACCCATGAGGTTTATAACTATTGCCGCGATCGCATTCGCCAGGGCGTTGTCCCTATCAAGGGCAGCAGCAAACGAAACAGCTCAGCCCTTGGCAAAGGCAGCAAAGTTGATGTGAACTGGCGTGGTCGGACAGTCAAAAAGGGCGTCACGCTCTACATGCTGGGCACAGACACCATTAAGACCACCTTGTTTGGCCGTATGCGGCACAAAGAAGGCTTAGGCAGCATCAACTTCGGCTTAGCTGCTGATCATGAATACTTCGCGCAGCTAACTGCAGAGAAACAACGGCTGCGTTTCCATCGCGGTTTTCCAATCCGTGAGTGGGTCAAAAAAGCATCAGCGCGAAACGAGGCGCTGGACTGTTTCGTTTATGCGTACGCGGCAATGCTGCTTTACAGCAGGCGACTGCCCAAGCTCACGATGTGGAAAAACTTGGCTGAGAAGCTGGAATCAGGCGACAATCGCCCGCTAAAATCAAGGACAAAGCCGCCAACACCGGCTAAATCGTTCGTGAACAGCTGGTGACGTGAACATTCCAAAGCAGATCTACGCAGGCACAACGATTAAGTGGAGGGACGATGCGGCGGTTGGTCCGCTGAATGAAAGCATCACTTCGTCTGATTGGACGCTTACCTATTACTTACGGACGAACACGACGCACGAAGGCCACACTGTTGTGGGCACTTCTTACGGGACTGGCTGGGAGTTCACAATTAGCGCGACAGATAGCGCAGGTTTTGACGCAGGGGATTGGTTTTTTTATGCAGAGGCTTCTAAGGGCTCTGAAAAATTCACGCTTGGTAGCGGTCAACTCAAGGTCTTAGCAAGCCTTGCTTACACAGGACAGCCTGACGCTTTTGACGGACGTACTCAGGCAGAGAAAGATCTAGACGCAGTCACTGCAGCAATCCGAGCAATCATTGCGGACAAGGCTGCTGAATACAGCATCGGCAACCGCACGTTCAAACGTGTGGATCTTGCAGAGCTGCGAATGCGAGAAAACCAGCTGAAAGCCATAGTGGTCCGAGAGCGTAAAGCTGCAATGATTGCCAACGGTTTGGGCGATCCCCATTCCCTTTATGTGAGGTTCTGACATGGGCATTCGTTCCGCATGGCGCGAGCTTTGGCGCTCTAATCCTGAACCGATCCAGCAGCCACGCGCCCGCATGTTTGGCGGTGCTCAGGCCAGTCGTCTGACTGCTGATTGGGTCACGTCTGTGACTTCTGCTGACCAAGAGATCAAGGGCAGCCTGAAGCGTCTGCGGTCTAGGTCACGTCAGCTTGTGCGCGACAACGACTATGCAAAGTCTGCTGTTCGTGTTGTCCGGAACTCTGTTGTAGGGACTGGCGTCAGGTTGCAAGCGCAGGTCATGCGTCAGCGTGGCGGCAAGCTCGACACACGCATCAATGAGCAGATTGAAAAAGCCTGGTCGATGTGGGGCCGTAAGGACAGCTGCAACACTGCAGGCCAGCTGTGCTTTGCCGATATTGAAAAGCTTGCTGTCTCGTCAATGTGCGAGAGCGGCGAGGTTTTTGTCCGGATGGTTCGGCAAAAGTTTGGTCGTAGCAAGGTCAACTTTGCTCTTGAGGTGCTTGAGGCTGATCAGCTTGATGAGGATTACAACAGCCCAGCAACAACGCCCGGCAACGTTTGGAAGCTTGGGGTTGAGCTGGACAAGTTCGGCCGGCCTGTCAGCTATGCCTTTCTGAGTCGTCACCCTGGCGACACTGCATTCCCGACACGGGAACCCGGCAAGCGTCACATCATTGTCCCGGCCAAGGATGTCATTCACCTGTTTGACCGCACATCTGCACGGCCAGGGCAGACTCGTGGCGTGCCGTGGATTGCATCCTCAATGCAAAGGATGCACCACCTTGATGGTTGGGAACAGGCGAGTGTTGTGCGTGCCAGAGCAAGTTCTGCTCTGATGGGATTCATCACATCACCGGAAGGCGAGCTTGATCCAGGGGGCGAGATCTATGACGAACAGCGAGTAACAGGCTTTGAGCCTGGGCAATTCAAATACTTGCAGCCAGGGGAATCCGTCACCATTCCAGACATGGATTCGCCTTCTGGCGAATATGAGCCGTTCTTGCGGGCACAGCTCAGGGCGCTCGGTGCGGGCGTCGGCTGCAGCTACGAAGTCTTGTCGAACGATTATTCACAGTCAAATTACTCGTCATCACGACTCGCTCTGCTGCAGGACCGCGACCACTGGCGATCCATTCAGCAAATGATGAAGGATCAGTTCTATCAACCGATTTATGACGCTTGGCTTGAGATGGCTGTGCTTAGCGGCGCACTAAACCTGCCTACTTACGAAACTGAGCCTGAGCGTTACGAGGCTGTGCGCTGGGTCTGCAGGGGCTACCACTACGTTGACCCACAGAAAGAGATTGCTGCACAGAAGGCAGCAGTGCGCAGCGGATTTAAGACGCTTGCCGATTGCGTGGCTGAGAACGGCAGTGATTTTGATGAGTTCTTGATTGCTCGTCAGTCAGAGCTTGCAAGGCTCGACGAGATGAACATCATCACGGACACCGATCCGTCTGCTGTGAATGCCAGCGGCGCTAGCCAGTACAAGCCGGCTAACACCATCGATGCCTTTGGTGACACGCCTGCGCCTGGTGGCGAGGATGCAGAAAACGTTGCGGAAGAGGACCTTGGCAACTATTAACGGCACAGAGATCGACCTAATGCCTACTGAGGGCATGAGGGAAGAGGCGCAGCGTTATCGCGATTGGAAGGCTGACGGCGAAGCTGGCGGCACTGAGGTTGCAGCACGCAGAGCCACGCAGATCTTGAGCGGTGACGAGTTGTCTGGCGACACAGTGATCACCATGGCTGCGTGGTTTGCCCGCCACGAGGTTGATAAGCAGGGCGAAGGTTTTTCGCCTGGAGAAGACGGCTACCCGTCCAATGGCCGTGTGGCGTGGGCTGCGTGGGGCGGAGATCCTGGGCAGGTGTGGGCTACTAACAAGGCGGATAGAATTAAAGAAATCCGCGAACGTACTATGTCCGACGAATCGCA